TTCATTTGGTACTCATTGCTCAGCAACAGGCGGTAGTCAAGGTTCTGGAAATGGACCATCACCATTAGTCCCTAGAAGGGGTTTAGAATGCGGTGCAGGTGGAGTAGGAATTGGTGGAGATGTTAATGGTTCAGGACAAGCAGGACCAACAGGGTTTAACCTTGCACTAGCAGGATATGGAAATGTATCTGGTGGTGGTGGAGGTTCAATGTATGGTGGTGGAGGTGCTCAAAAAGTATCAGTAAATCAAAATGGAAATGACGGAATTGGATATGGTGGTGGGGGTAGTGGGTGTACTACTTATGATAATGCTTCAAACTACACAGGTGGTGCAGGAACTGATGGAATTGTAGTAGTTTATGAGTACATGGAGATTACATAATGAAAGCACTAATTCATGAAAATAAAATAATAGAAATAACAGAAAATGCTTATCCAACACACGAAAGTTTAATCTGGATAGATGCACCAGAGAATGCAGAAGTAGGAGATAGTTATGTTAATGGAGAACTTATCAAGCAACAAGCAGAAAAAATAACATGGGAAGATATTAGAGCAACAAGAGATTACTTATTAGCACAGAGTGATTGGCAAATTACATTAGCAACAGAAAAAGGAATAGCAGTTCCGCAAGAAGTATTAAATTATAGACAAGCATTAAGGGATATACCGCAGACTTTTGAAACACCAGAAGCAGTTATATTTCCTACATTATAACTATGAAAAACTACAAAGCAAAAAACTACAAACCTAAAATGGTTAAAAAGTGTAATAAAAGAAAGATGAAATAATGGCAGTACCGGAAAGAGTTAAAACTACAATGAAAAAGGTAGGGCTATCAGGTGTAAACAAACCTAAAAGAACACCTAGCCACAAAACAAAATCACATGTAGTTATGGCAAAGTCAGGTGATAAATACAAACTTATTAGATTTGGACAGCAAGGAGTTAAAGGTGCGGGTGCAAACCCTAAAACTGATAAACAAAAGGCAAGGCAAAAATCTTTTAAAGCAAGACATGCAAAGAACATAGCAAAAGGTAAGATGTCTGCAAGTTATTGGGCAGACAAAGTAAAATGGTAATAAATTAAGTAGGCAATAATTGACTACGAAATAAAGGTTCTATAATGGAAACTTACAAAGCAAGATGGAAAATTAGTTTAAATAATGGGCAAACCTTTTACGAAGGTAAAGGTAACTTCAAAACTATTGCAGGTGAATTATCACCTTATCAAAAACTTTTAAAATATATTCAAGAAAATAATCTAACTATTACATCAATGGCATTATATACAGACGATAATAGAGTACATAATTTACCCAGCAAGGGCAAGAACCCACATTTCAAGGCATTTCACGAAGCAACAAAACCTATTAAATATATATTTGAAAGAAAGATAGGCTACAACATGGGCGGAGATGTAGACAAGTTTACAGTTATATCAGCAGTTTATGAAGATAATAAAAAGATGTCTATATGGGTAGATGAAAGCAACAGCAATAATGTATATACACTTTTAGGAGAATCAAATGTCTATTGATATGATTTACTTTAAGTTATTGCAAGAAGATGGAAGTTTTCTTTTACAAGAAGATGGAAGTCAAATTGATTTAGAGAATACAGGACATGTAGAAGTAAGTGCAAAGATTACAGGTAAACCTAGTGGATTAAGTGCAGATGACAGCAGAGATGCAAAAATATCCGGTATTGATACTACAAATAATGATAGAAATGCAAAGATAACAGGTGGTACTAGAATATCAGCAGATAGAAATGCAAAGATAAAAGGTGGTATACAAGCAACAGCAGAACGAAGTGCAAAGATTACAGGTGCAGGTGCGGTTGCAATAAGACAAGCAAAGATAACAGGTTTTGATACAGCACAAGCCGAAAGACAAGCAAAGATAAAAGGAGTAATAAATGTACTCAATGAACGAAGTGCAAAGATAGAAGGATTTGCAGGAAGTGTAGATAGCAGACAAGCAAAGATAGTAGGTGTTTTATCAGCAAGTGCAGAACGAAATGCAAAAATTAGTGGTGGTGCTAGAGAAACAAACGATAGGGGTGCAAAGATAGTAGGTACAACTACATGGTGTCCAACTTATTATGAAGTACAAAATACTAACTATTGTGATAGCAAGTATCAACAGCAAGATACTACATGGAAGGAAACAGTATATTAGAAATTGGTAAAAAATTATGGGTAAAATATAACTATGGCAAATCTATTTAAAATAAAATCATTTAGGGGTGGAATATCAGATTGGGAAAACATAGGAGTACAAGGTGCTTTTAAGTTTGGAAGTAACCTGTCAATTAGAAGGGATACTGATAGTTTAACTTGCAATCAAGCATTATCAGATGATTTAGCAGTAGGTACTATGACAGCGATAACTAACTTTATTGTACCTGCATCAGACGGTAATACATACTTTTTTAACAATGACGGTAAGATTTATAAAAGAACATCAGGCGGTACTTATTCATTAGTCTATACAGATTCAGACGGTGCTATAAAAGGTGCTATTGAGTGGGGACAAATAAATGGTAACAACTATTTATTTTGGGCTACAGATACTAAACTACATGCAAAGCAAACAGACGGTGCAAGTGATTGGTCAGATGTAGATGCAGATATAGTTACAACAGGTGCAACTTACACCTACCCTAAAACTAATTTAACATCAGCAGAATGGCACACTATGAAAAGGATAAACGGAACAATGCTTATTGGTAACAAAGATAAGTTAGCAATGGTATCTTATGATGGAAGTTATACTAACGAAGCATTATTGTTAGTACCCGGCAATTCAGTTAAAACTTTAATGGAACATTCCGGATATGCTTATATAGGTGGTACTAGAACAGATTATTCTTCACAAGCAGAAATGTTTGTTTGGGATACTTCACAAAGTCTTAATTGGAATAAAAAGAATACAATACCAACAGATAGTATTAACAGTTTTGTAAATGCAGAGTTCCCTTTAGTACAAGTAGGAACAGATGGACAGATAGTGTTAGCAGATATAAATAGTTATACACAGCCTATTACAAGGTTTAGCGGTGGCGGACAAGTAGCACCAGACGGAACAGAAGTAGATAACGGAGTAGCACTATTTGGTGTATATGGAAATGGTACAGGTAAAACCGGTGTATATAGTTATGGTAGAAAAAAGAAAAATGCAAACCTAGTTTTAAACCTAGAACATCAGTTTGACTGCACAGAAATAGGAAGTGTTAGAAAAGTAGGTTCTGATTTACTTATTAGTTACAAAGATACAGCAGGTACGGGCTATGGAATAAAAATAGTAAATACAACAAGCAAAGCAACCGGTACTTATCAATCAATAGATTTAATGTTACCAACAGCAACAAGAGAACCGGTAATATCAAGGGCAAGAATAGTTACTGCACCTATGCCAAGCGGTACAAGTATTGAAATGTATAGACGAACAGACAAGACAGGTAATTTTATTATTGCAAATACAGAAGGCGGAAGTACATCTTTTAATACTGAAAATGGTACAGAAGCATGGTTTTTATTAGGTGATACAGGCAAGGTAGCGGAGTTACAACTGATATTAAATAGTAGCGGTAACAATGCACCGGAAGTATATCAAATTGAATTATATTTTGAATAATGGCAGATAAAATTAAAGTATATTATCCAGCAACTTTAACAGATACACCTATTGCTTTTGACGATGGTTTACCCGCTAATACAGATTATACTAATGACAATAAAGATATTGAAAGAATTGATACAGTAGAAGTAGGGCAAGTATATAGAACAATATATGCAACAGAAGTAGTATCAGTAAGTTTTGATACAAGTAAATCAAGAATATTGGGTACATTTACTTTTGCAGAATCCGGTGCAATACAAATAGGTAAATATGTAAACGGAGAATCAGGACAGATACAAATAACACCAAACGGAATTGTAGCAACTAATGCAAGTGGTGATACAACTTTTGCACTAGACGGAACAACAGGAGATGCTACATTCTCTGGAACACTAACATCAGGTGCAATTATTACAGGTGCAATAGATGTAGGTGATAATTCAGTTATAATTGACGGTATAAATAAAAGAATAGTAATAAATGACGGTACAACAAACCGAATAGTTATAGGGGAAGTCTAATGGCTACAGTAGCAAGAGTAACACTAGCAGGTTATGATGCTTTAACAGAAACAGATAAAACAAAGTATTCATTAAGAAGCGATGAAGATAATGTTTTAATCAAAGAAAAAGATAGGGGTAATGGTACAGTACCTGCGGGTAATACTGCAACAATAGCACACAATTTAGGGTACATACCTTTTTATATGGTATATACAGAAGTATCAAGCGGTAGGTACAGAATACAGAATGCTTTTAATCCGGTAGCAAGTGGATGGAAAACTTACACAGACAATAACAATTTATACATAGAAAACGATTTTTTTAGTACTACAACAGGTTACAAGTACTTTATTTTTTACGATAATATGGACTAATTATGGCAACTATAATGGCAATATCTAAAGCAGGTAAAGATGTATTAAACAGCACAGACCCTAACGATTTTATATTTGATAGTGCATATAAGACTTTTATGATAATATCAGAACCTATTTATACAGGTTTAACAGTAGATGCAAACCCTAAAACATTTACTTATGCACATGGACAAAGCGGAATACCTGCAGTATATGCTTTTGCGAAGTTTCCAGATGGCTATGTTACCGTTCCAATGGGAAAAGAAAGAGCAGATGTATTCCCTTATGACAGATACTACAATGTAGAAATAGACAGCACTAATGTATATTTAATTTTTTATAAAGGAAGTAGTGCTAACTATAATGTAGATGTAAAGTTATATATTTTTGAAGTACCTATATGAGTAAGAAACTTATTATTACAAAAAGTGGTTATGATGCTTTAACTAACACAAACCCAGATAATGAAGTATTTAATTCAGACTATGATACTTTAAAATACAATACATCAGGCTATGTAGACCTAGTAGTAAGTGGTGCAAATGCAGAAACAAGTATTGTACATGGGTTGGGTTATGTACCTTTTTTTACATGTTATGTAAATGGATTTACACCAAGCGGTAATGAGTACCACATGACACCCGGACTTTTTGCAGGTTTTGGGGTTTATGCAACAGCACAATCTTATGCAGATTCTAATAGATTATATTTTAGAGTAGAAACTAATAGTGCTACATTTACATTTAGATTTTATTACAAGGTATTTATTAACGATACAGGTTTATAGACAAGGGTAAAAAATTAGAGTTTAATTAAATTATGGATAAAAACAAAGATTTTGTAGAAAAAACAAATATTTTTGTAAAAAAATTAGAAACTTTAAAAAACAAATATAATTTAGATTTTACAGTACATTTAGATTTTAAGATGTACAAAGAACTACCAACGGATTTAAAACTAGCATTAGAAGTTATAAGAAAACATAACCCTAGTTTTGATTTAAAAATTATAAACAAAAAATAATATGGCATTAACAACAAGAGAAAACCTAGAAGCAGAGTTAGTATCAAGGCTACAAGTAGCAAGTAACAGCACTTTATACCCTAGTGCAAGAATAACTAGCATAATAAAACAATCTTATATATGGGCAACACAATTAGTAATATGGCATGATTTAGTCCGTTCAAGATGTACCAGCACAGTAGCAGGTAACGAATATTATGACTATCCAGAAAACTTTAGAAGTGAAAGTATTATAAGACTTACAATAGACGGAGAACCTTACAAGAGATACAATTTTGAAGATTATTTAGCATTTAAAAAAAGAAACCCAGATAGTAATAGAAAAATATTTGCATCTTTTGGTAGGCAGTTTTTTATAAGTCCTACACCACAAAGTACAGGTACAGATAACTTATTAGTATGGGGTGCAATACAAGCAGACCCACTTATCAATTCAAGTGATGTATCAATATTTAGTTACAATAAAGAAGAAGCAAACGAAGCAGTTATTAAAAAAGGCATGAGTATTGCATTAGTTAGAAGCGACCCAGCAGTAGCCAAGCAAGAAGAACAAGATGCAATAGCATTGTTATTAAAACTATCATCAGACGAACAAAAGAATACACAAAGAAATCAAAGACTAGCACACCCTATGATGTCAGTACCAGACTTTTTTGGAAGTACATCTAGTAATTATTTATATGGCAGATTTGCTTATGACCCAGAGGAGATATACTAATGGCATCAGTACAGAATAAATCATTAGCAGAATTAGAATCAATGAAACAAAACCTTATAGCAGAAGGTAAAACATTAAGTACATCAAAAGAATTAGGTAAAGTAGAAAATGCTATAAAAGTTTTAAGACCAGAAAACTACGGTAGAGAAGCAGTAGCAAGTGCTACAGAGCAATTAAGAATGAGTACCGAACCACTAACTCAACAACAGTTAGGAATAGCACCAATACCAAGTACAGCAGGTGGCAGAGCAGGTACAGCAGGTGGAAGCCCCGCAGGTACATTAGATTTAAATGCAATGTATGAAACTGCAATGGGTGGAGAAATTGCAGACATAGAAAAACAAATAACAGACAAGCAAAGTGCTTTAACTCAAGCAATGGCAAACATAAATGATAACCCTTATTATTCAGAAGCAACAAGAACAGGACAGTTAGCAAAGTTACAAGACAGAGCAAACACAGAGATACAAACACTACAAAACCAACTAACAATGAAAAAGGCAGATTTACAAACACAACTAAATATTGCAACACAGCAATATAATATACAAAGCCAAGAATATCAGAATAACTTAAACAGATTAAATCTTTTAATATCAACAGGTGCTATTGCAGGTGCAAGTGCTGAAGATATAGCACAAATATCAGAAGCAACAGGAATGGGTACATCTATGGTTCAATCTATTATTAGTAAAGTAAATGAAGGTAATAGAAACCTACAAACAAGTACAGACAATGCAGGTAATGTAACTATTTTTGATGCAAACACAGGTGCTATTGTAAATAGAATTAGTGGTATAGGAAAAGCATCAACAAGTGGTGGTGCAGATAGTATGACCGAATCAGAAAGACAAAGAAACTTAATATCAAATACAAACATGGCATTTAATTCTGTCAATAAAGAAGGAAACCCTATTTTAGGAAGTGATGGTAAATCATCACCAGAATCTTATAAAGCAATAAGACAATCATTTATTGCACAAGGCGGTGGTACAGCAGAAGATTTTGATGCACTATTTTTTGGTTATGCTAATTTAGATGTTGACCCTGATAGATACGGTATTAGTGCTAAAGTTTTAGATAATTTATAAAGGAAAAGAAATGTCAGCATTTGAAGATTTTATAAAAGCAGGTAGTACAGGAAAACCAAGTACTACACCACAAACAGAAGGCGGAGAAACAAAATCTGCATTTGATTCTTTTTTACAAGCAGGTAATGTAAAACCTATTGCACCACAACCAAAACCTATTGAAACACCACAAGTAGAACAACCAAGCATAATACAAAAGATAGGTACAGGTATTAAAAGTTTTTTTTTAGGAGAAAAACCAAAACAAATAGATGATGAAATAATTGTAAATCAAGCACAAATATTAAACGAACAATTAAATCAACAAATTATACAAAATCAACAAGAAATAGATAATTTTATTGATGATGGTACATTAGCAAGTGGTGCTAGAGAAAGAGATTTACGAAATACACAATATACCCTAGAAAAAGCAAAACAAAGAACAGATGAAATATTAGGATACGAAAGTGCAAACAAAGGGTTTTTTAGTCAGTTAGCACAAGGTATAAAAGATTTTGAATGGACATTACCTATATCAGCAAATAACTATCAAGAGTGGCTTCCTAAAAATCAGGCAACTG